GCCCGGATCGGCCTTGAATTCGTGCCATGAGGTGCCTTCTTTCTCAATTCTGGGTGGGTGCCCGGTCGAACAACCGGAGCAGTTTCTGTGCGGACCCCTTGAAAGTGCGGTCCGCGATAGCGGCGTACGCCTGGCCTGCGGCGGTCCTCCGTTCGTCATCGTGTGCCAGCCACCATTGGATCAGCTCTCCGGCACTGTCGGGGTCGGTGAACCGCGGCAGCATCGGGAACACTTCATCACCCTCCGGCCTCGGGTCCCGGAGAAAGAACAGCCCGCATGCAGCCATCTCTACCTCACGCGGGCCCATCGCCTGACCAGCAGCGTGGCCACCATCGGTGAGCGCATCGCGGCGGTAGAGGTTCAGGCTCATCCGGGCGGCGCGGTAGATATCGGCGGTCAACTCGTTGTCGCAGCAGTCCTCGGGCGCGTCTGCGGCGACGAACGGGCGGATCGGGGAGTCCGGGCGCAGGCCCTGCCAGTTGCCGGCCAGCAAGACGTCCAAGCCCTGCAGGTGGCCGGCCCGGGCCAGCTCCTCGAGGAACCACCGGCGGGATCCGAACCCGGTCCCGACGAACGCCAGATCGGATCGGAGGTCGGTCCGGCCCGGGCCCGGGTGGTGCACGGCCGGTCGGTAGCAGTGCGGCGCGAACACGGTTGGGGCGACGTCGAGGAACTGCTGCAGGTTCGTCGGGTCGGTGATCAGGTTCAGGTCCGAATGGCCGGCGAGCCGCAGGGCCCGATCGGTTTCGTACGGTTCTTCGGTGTGGATGGTCACCACGCGGGTGCCGTAGGCGCGGCGCGCGTGCTCGAGGATCTCGGCCGGCACGAACGCGCCATTGATCAGGAACAGGACGTCCGGGCGCAGGCGCCACAGTTCCCCGGGCAGGCCCCGGATTGCGAGCGCGGACGCCTGATCGGTGGTGACCATCTTCCGGAACTGGTGCACCCCGTTCTCGTTGGCTGGACCGTCCTCGACCATCGCTTTGTCGTAGAACGCCAGCCGGTCATCCAGCCGGAACTCGTGGACGTCCTGCCCGAGCTCCCGCAGCGCTTCCGCCCAACCCACGTGCACATCGTGGACGGACCAGGACGGGCCAGGGTGAACCATCAACCACCGCAGCTTCACCGGACGCCCTGACCGTCGTAGCCGGCGCGGGCCTGATCCTGCAGGTGCTCGGCGGCGCGGTGCTCGGCGAGAACCGCCGCCTGCTCCGGGGACAGGCCGAGCGTCAGCGGTTCCGGTTCGGTGCGCAGCTTGGGCCACGACTGGTCGGCCACCGGCTCGCCGCCGGCCACCGGCAGGCCCTTGACCGCTGTGGCGTAGACGTCGCACGGGCCGGCCGAGTACTGCACGTCGACCGCCGAGCAGCCGGTCAGCCACCCCTTGAGGTTGTCCGGGTCGAGGTTGCCGTACCACTCGCCGTCGTGCGGGGGCCCTCCGTCGTGGCCGGAGTGCGGGGCCCGGCCGGGGCCACCGGCGGTGATGACCAGCTGGCCACCCGGGGCGAGCCAATCCAGTGCAGCGGCGATGACGCCCTGCTGGTCGGGTGCGTGCTCGAGGACCTCACAGCAGATCACCAGATCTGCGGGGCTGTCCGGGGACCACTCGGTAGCGTCCGCGACGATGTCAACCCCGGGCCCGGGCTCGAGGTCGATGCTGACGTACCGGTCGCAGGTGAACAGGTGGGACACCCCACCGTTGATGTCTCGGCCGCCGATCTCGACCACACTGCCGAAGTGCCGGCCACCGAGGACCGATAGCACGTAATTCTGTGCTGCTGCGTGCATTAGAGGACCGCCATCACATTCACGTTGAAGGGGATTGCCGTGGATCTTCCCTTGCGCAGCGTCCGATCGTCTGCTGCTTCGATGACGTCCCCGCGGCCGGTGGGTCGGGCCCACAGCACACCGGGGATGCCTGCGGTATCGCCCGGGCCAGCTTTCAGCGCGGACACGGCCCGATCGTAGAACGTCAGGGCCCGCTCGGTGACGATCTGCTGTTCGGTTCCTGCCGATGTGGCCTCGACCACTAGGGCGACGTCGTAGGTTTCGTCATACCCGTCACCGAAATCACCCATCGTCGCCACCGTGTTCGTGAACGTCATATTGCCTACGGTCACAATGATTTCGGTGGTGAACGTCCGGGTCCCGGCCGGGCCGTAGATGACGTTGACGTCGCTGTCCCCGGCGAACTCGGCGGTCAGCAAGTCAACGATCTGCCGTTTCGTTGCCGCCATCGTCGACCCGCTCATGCGACGGCCATCCTGTACAACGCTTCGTACGCGCGGCGTTCCGGGTCCAGCAGCAGATTCATTGCCGGTTCGAACGACTGCATCGCCGACTCGTCATCCGAGTAGGGGTGCGGCTGCTGCTGCGTGTCCTGCCAGTTCCGTGCGATCAGACCGAGCGCCATCTTCACCGCGCACTCCGGAGCGGCCGTGTACCCGGCAATGTAGGTGACGGTCGCAACGTTGAAAGTGCTTCCGCGCCAACGAACAAGCGACTTGATGATGCCCCACTGGCCGAGCCGGTACGTCGACGGGTCCACCAGCACCCCATCGATGTCGATGCTGGACACCGACTGCACCGGGGACCGGTTCAGCACCAGCTGCGTGATCCCGCACGCGTCGTGTTCCTCAGAGATTGTGCGGCGCACCAGGGCGCGCCTGGTGTCCCGCTCGACCGCATCGGTGGCGAGGTAGCAGAGCCACAGCAAGTAGTCCCGATCGGGGTAGCTGGTGATTGCTTCCTGCGCCCGCATGAACGTGAGCGCCTGATCGACGGACACCAGCAGCGCCCCATCGGACACCACGAACGTGTCCCGCCACTTCCGGACCAGCGTCCCGAGGATCCCCCCGGTCGCGGTGATGACGATCTGGTACCGGCCGTTCGCCGGGGGCAGGTAATCCACCGTGTAGTCCCCGGTGGCCGGATTGTCGACCGGCACCGGCGCGGTTGTCCCGTCCGGCAGCGTCACCTCGGCGGTAACCGTGGCCGCGCCGGGCGCGCCGGCCGGCGATCGGACCTCGTACGTCGGGGATGACCACGTGGATCCGAGCTCAGTGAGCATCGTCATACTGCCGTGCCTCCTGTCATGCCAGCGACCGCCCGCGGACGGGTGCCGAGCGTGGGTAGCGGTCGCGGCCCGGTGCCTATCGTCCCGCCTGCAGTCTGGTTGCCGGCATCCGGTGCCCACCCGACCGCCGTAGCGACCCCGGCCGTGGTCCGGATCAGCACGGTCGCCGGGTACGCGGTCCCGGTCCCGGTGGCCAGCTCGGCCAGCGCGACGGTCGCCGAGCTGGTGCTGACGGTCGCGTCGTAGGCCACCCCGGCGCCCGCCGGCTGCTCGGCCAGCGCGCTGGTGTTCCCCGAGGCCGCGGCTGTCGCGTCGTAGGCGGTCCCAGTGCCGGTGGCCAGGCCAGCGGGCGGCGCGGCCGAGCTGCTGGTGCTCACGGTCGCGTCGTAGGCGGTGCCGGCGGCAGCCGGCTGGCCAGCGGGCGCCAGCACCAGCGTGGTGACCGTAGCCGCGAACGCCTGCCCGGCCGCCGCCGGCTGACCGCCGAGCGCGTTCGGGATCGCCCCGCCGAGCACCTTCCCGGTCATCACCCCGTCCGCGCCGGCCGCGAACGCACTGTTGACGTTGTTCACCGACAGGCACACGTGGCCGAGGACCGGTTTCCCAACCGCCTTGATCTGCTCCCACGCCGATCCGGGCCCGGTGCTCGCCGAGTACTCCATTCCCAGGATGTCCCACTTCTGGTGGGTCGCAGCGAGGTTCGGCAGGTCGACCTCGTAGTAGTACCCCCACGTGCTGTACCCCCGAAGCCGGGCGGCCAGCGCCGTGTTCACCGTGCTGTAGAACGACTTGACCACGAACCGGCCGGTCGCCTGCGGGTACGCGTCGAGCATGTCGAGGAACGCGGTCACGTTCTGGTCCTGCTTGTTGTCGACGAACAGGATGTGTGTCCCCGCATACAGATCGAGCAGATCTGTCACCCGGGCCATCGGGTGCCCCCCGACCGTGGTGGTGAGGCCGGCGAGCGCAGACCACGGGTTCGTCGGGATGTCGACGCTGGTCCCGAACATCCGGACCGTGTCCCGGTCGTGGCTGGCCACCCACACCCCATCGGAGGTGCGCCACATGCTGATTTCCATTGCCAGGATGTGCCTGGCATCGACCTCCGCGTAGGCGGCGGCAGTCATCTCGACGAAATCAGCGGACCCGCCCCGGTGCGTCACCGCCCGGTTTACCTTCGGGATGTCGAGCAGCCATTCCTTCAGCGGCGACGACAACGGCCGAGCGTCGTAGGCGGTGCCGGCGCCGGCTGCCACTCCAGCGTTGACCCCGGTGCTGGTGTTCGGGTTCAACCGGAGGATGAACGACGATCCGACCCCGGTCCCGGCCGGGCCGGTCGCGGTCCGGACCTGCGCGCCGGCCGCGACGTCGCCGTTAGAGTCCTGCAGCCAGCTGCTCGAGGGGGTCGCGTACACGCTGTTGCGGGCCTGCACCCGGAACGTGTCGGTGAACGCGCTGTATCCGCCGCCGGACCGGTCGCCGAACCCGGACACGATCCACCCGGCCGAGCTGGTCGTGATCGATTCCGTCGACTTGGCCGCGGTCGACCCGGTGTACGGATCGACCCGAGCGTTCGTGAACGGGGTGGCCGGATCGCACCCGGAGTAGGCCACCATCACCTGTGACGCGTTCGCGCCGCCGCTGAAGGACCACACCGGTGCCGAGCTGTCCCCGGCCTGCACCACCCGCTGATACAGGCCGGAGAACAGCTGTGGGGACGCGCCGTCGACCGTGCTGGCCACCAGCGTCCACCCGGACGGCGCGGTTACGGTCGGCGCGGTCGCGGTCCCGTTGGTCAGCGACAACCAGCACAGGATCAGATCACCAATCGAGCTGCTCGGTGTGCTGGCCGTAATGCTGGTGGAGGCCACGTTGTCGGTCGCCGTGTTGCTGCCCGAACTCGCCACGAACGCTACTGCCATCGCGCGCCATCCTTCCTCTGAACATGGAACGGGCCCGGGGCCATCAGCCCCGGGCCCGCATCTCGCTGTGCTGGTGATCAGACGGTGAAGCGGAACACACCGTTCGCGTTGTAGACCACCGTAAACGTCCCGTTGGTCACGCTGTTCGTGCCACCGAGATAGTTCGAACAGATCGCCTGATCAGCAACCGGTGTCGTCAGCGTGTCGTCGTAGTGCAGCACCCCGAACACACCGGCCAGCGTGGCCGCGCTGCCCGAGCTGACATCAGCGGCGTCCGCCATGAACACCCCGGTCGCCGGGTTCGTCGCCGTCTTGCTGGCCAGGGCCACACCACCCTGCGCCCACTGCACCGCCTGGAACACCTCGTTCGCGGTGACCCACTGGCCTACGTTGTAGGCGGACAGGGCGCTGGTCGCGTCCTTGTCCGGGGTCCCGGTGTTGCCGTACAGCGCAGCCTTAATCGCGTCGGTGTCCCAATCGATCGCGGCCACGTTCGTCACCATGTCGGTGATCGCCGACCGGAAGATAGATGATCCGGACCAAGCCATTACTGCACCGTCCTTACCGTTGCGTCGAACGCCTGACCAGTGCCGGCCGGACCGGACCCGCCGGCCGCCGGCACCGGCGCCGGCTCATCCTGCTCGGCGTCGACCGCCAGCTGCTCGAGCCGGCCGGCCTCGGCCTCGGCCTCCTCGGCCATCAGAACCGCCTCGTTCTGCTTGGCCTCGATCGCGCTGATTGCGTCGTCACCCTTGGACACCACCCGATCGGCGGACTCCCGGAGCAGCACCGCCTGCGCCCGGGCTTGCTCTGCGCCGGCCCGGGCCTCTCTCGCTTCGCTCACGCTCTCGCGCTCCCTACTGCTGTCGGGGCCAGCACTGCGCAGTCCTGGCCATCGTCCCGAGTCGTGATGACGGCCATGATCGGTCGGCCGTTCGCGTCGTGCTGGATCTGGCCGGTGTCCGACCCTTCGTAGTCCTCACGCTCGACCGCGTGCACACGAACTGCGCCGACCTGCGCCGGGTCCACCATCGGAGCGGTGATCCCAGCGAGGCCGGCGCAGTTGTGGAACCGCGGTGCCCGAATCGCTTCCCGAGTCACCGCCGTCTGATCGCAGTTGCCGCACGCCCACCGGCGAACCGGCAGATCGAGCAGCAGCCCGGCCGCCAGCGCGGCAGCCGGCGGCCGGGCGGTGCTCACTTGCCCTTGTCCGGGGTCGCCGCCGTCTTGGCCGGCGCCGTCGAGGTGGTGCGCTCGCGTGCCGGGTCGTTGGTGAACGCGGCTGCCACGGTCGCGTCGGCCGCCTTCACCGCGGCATCGTGGGCGCTGTCGTGCTTCTCCTTCAGCGCCTTGATCTCCGGGTCCTGCTCGACCTCGACGGACTCGGCCTCGGTGCCGATGTGCCGCTCGGCCTGGTCGACGGCGGACACGGCCTGCTGCGCGAACTGCTCGCGAGACACGGTGATCGCGGTCTCCCGGTCCCCGATCATCTCGAAACCGGGGGTCTGGTCCGGGGTGCCGTCCGACCGCAGAGACAGGCTCTGCACCCGGTCGATGTCCCCACCCTTCGGAACTGCAGTGTTGCCCTTGACTTCACTCATTCTTGTTGCCCTTCAGATCGTTTCGAATCGCACCGGACGGTGGATCAGGTGGCCGGTCCGGTGAGGACCTTCCACGCGGACGCGTTCTGCAGGGTGCCGTCCGCACGCTCGAAAGCGAAGAAACCGACCTGCAGGAAATCCGCGTACCGCTCGTCGAGCCGAGCCATCTTGAGGTCCTGCACGATCCGGACCACGTACGCCTCACGGATCGACCCGAACCCGAGCGACTTGGACCCGATGGCCTCGGTCGCCATGTCGTTGTTCAGGACGAACTCGTAGCCCATCAGGTTCGACGGGACACCCACCTGCAGCGACGGCTCCCACAGCGGCCGGCCCTGCGTGTCGACCATCTTCCGGGCGGCCTTGCGTGCCGTCTGGTGACCCATGAACTTCAGGTCCGACAGGCCGCCGTAGGCCGGGTCGAGCGACTCGACCAGGTCCACCAGGGCCGCGTACGTGACACCACCGGTCGCGGCGAACGTACCGGCCACGGTGCCGGCGGACGTCGCGTTGGTGACGATGCCGTCCGGCTGCGCGGTGCCGGTGCCGGTGGTGAAATGCGCGTTGAGGATCCGGCCCAGACGCTCGCCGAGCCGCTTCGCCAACCACGCTTCGAACTTGGGGTTGTCCTGCATCAGCTGGTAGGACACCCGCACCAGCTTGCTGGTGTACATGTACGCGTCGAGCGAGTTGGTGCCCAGCGTCACGTCCTGCTCGGTGATCTGGGTGTTCTCGGCGAGGATCGCACCGACGTTGCCGGTGTCGTCGTTCGTCGGCCACGGGATGTTCGCGCCGGTGCTGGTCTCCAGCAACTCCGACTCCTGCAGCATCGGCCCGAAGTACTTCATCTGCTGGATGATCTGGTCGCGGAAAGCCGGCGGGATGGTGTACCCACCCGCGGTACCGGTGGTGCTGGCCGCGTTCTTCGGGCCCCGGAACGTCTCGTGCTGGCTGGCCAGCAGCTTGCGGTCGCCGCTCTCCATCCCGGAGGTGCCGTTGAGAAGGAACGAGTTGAAAACCCGCTCGTACTCACGGTCTTCCTGATCGCTGATGTCGTCCGCGTGCGCGACGACACCCGAGCGGTTGACCGAGTTGTTCGCCTTCTCGATCTTGAGGAATTTCTCGGCGGCCGAGATCACCTCGTCCGCAGCGTCGTAGGCGGCCTCGGCCCGGGTGTAGGCCACCAGGTCCTCACCCTCCGGGAAGCTGTCGGCGCCAGCCCGCTCCCGGATCTCGACCATGTTGTGCCAGGCCGAGGCCCGGGCGTCAATGCGGTCCTGCAACGTGGTTGCCACGTGGCGTTCCTTCCTTCGTGCCTTACCGCTCCCCGGACGGGTGGCGGAGAGTTCTAGACCTGCTCAGGGTGTCATGCCTGCGGAGACATCTTCCGCTTACGGGCATTGAACCGCTCGATCAGCCCCGGATCGGGGACCTGCGGCGCCGGTGCAGCAGCAGCCGGCGCCGGCACCGGGACGGCCGAGCGGGGCGCGGCGGCCGGCAACGGCGGGGGGGTGTAGTCCGGCTCCGGTGCCGCGTTCTTCCCGGCCGCCTTCTTCCCGAACATCCCCTCGAGGTCGAACGCGGCCCGGGCCTGCGCGACGTCGGCCGGCTGGTCGCCCTCGATCCGATCGGCCAGGCCAGCAGCGACCGCCTCGTCAGCCGAGTACCACTTTTCCGCGACCATCACCGCCCGCCACTCGTCCACCGTGCCGCCGGCCTTGCGCTGGTACATCCCGGCGATGTTGTTGGACAGCGAGTCGAGCCGGTCGGCCATGTACCGCATATCCTCGGCCGGGCCGATTGCGATGCCCCACGCGTCGTGGATCATCAGCTCGGTGTTCGCGCCCATCACGGTCTCATCGGCGCCGGCCGCAATGAAGCTGGCCGCGCTCGCAGCGAGACCATCGACCACCGCGACCACCCGGGCAGGGTGGTTCTTCAACGCGTTGTTGATGGCGATTGCCTCGTACACCTCACCGCCCGGGCTGTTGATGTGCAGCCGGATCTCGTTGGTGGTGTCCGGCAGGGTGGCCAGCGCCTCGACGAACTCCCGTGCCGACACCCCCCAGTAGCCCCCCCAACTGTCGATCGGGTCGTACAGG